AGCATGATGTCCAAGATCGCATCCAAGCCCTCATTGGTAATGATATTTTTTGACAGCTCTCGCCATTTGATGTGGCCGTGTTTGTCTCTGCAGACCACCTCAAAGAAGCCGCCAATTCTAAAGCCGACGCCTGTCAAGTATGTTGGTTTTTTGATAAGCCATTGTTTCATTGTGAATCTCCTTTCTTGTGTTAGTGAAATGTTATCTCCGGCTTTTTTGGTGTAAAGGTAATCTCCGGAGCTTTAACCAGGAATGTAATTTCTGCCTTTTTGGTTGCAAAGGTGATTAATACTTCTCCGGTTGCCAAAAAATAGGCCGCAATATCTGAGAGCGTGAGCCCATCAGAGGCCAAGGCTGCAAAGGTTACAATCCGGGATATGGTTTCGCTGAACGTTGACCCATCTGAAACCTCTATGCGAAAGGTACATTGCAGAGCCCCGGTGTCACTCATGGTAAATCCGTCCGTTGATTCAGCTAGTTGTGTGAGCTGCCGTGCAAGGGTCTCACTGAGTGTGACGCCGTCTGCGGCAGTGACCAGGGCAGTAAGGAGCGTTGAAACAGAATCTCCACCGATCAGGCCATCGGTTGCCAGGGCCTCAATTGCCACCTTCCATGCGGCGGTATCGCCGAACAGAGCACCATCTTCACTGAGGGCCATAAAGAGGGCCGCAACGGTAAGGGTTTCACCCAAGGTGAGGCCATCGATGCTTATTGCTTGAAAATCGGCCCGTATGGCCGGCGAGTCACCTATGCTTACGCCGTCTGCAATGGAGAAAATAAGGGTACTAATAGCCGAGCCGGTGTCTCCCAAGTTTGCACCATCAGTTGCCTGTGCTTTCAGGTCCGCCCTTTTCTCTGGGCTGTCTCCCAGGTTTGCCCCATCGGTTGCCTGCGCTTTAAAGTCCGCTTTTGTTTCCGGACTGTCTCCGATGGTGCAGCTGTCACTAATTGCTTTGACAATCGTGAGTATCCTGTTAAGTGTTTCACTTAAAGTGAGGCCGTCTGCGGCCTGGGAAAGAAGTGTTGCTAACTTGGAAGGCGTATCGCCTGCATTCAAGCCATCGGTGATAGAGACAGGAAAGGTGGCCTGTCGTGCCAGGGCCTCGCTGAGTTGTATACCGTCAGATGCCGTGACCTGATGCGTCGTGCCGCCTGCTTCTGTTCCTGTCCCATAAAGAGCCAACTTTCTGGAAGGCCATGTCGTATTGTCAAAATCCTCAGAATCGCATGGAATTCGATCCTGATCCCAATCTATCTGGACGCCATCTCCACCACTCGAATTATTCTCGACCCTTCCGTTATCTTTGTAACAACCGATACATTCATCAACATCAATAGCAAAAGCCGTAAAATCATTTCCTGCGGCCGTATGGGTAGTGCATGACCCTCCAGTTGCTGAAAGATTAGATCCGTTTGTGTCACCGTTCGTAGACCAATCATCTGGGCTTCCTACGAGTTTAAAGGCAGCATATTCCAAACTCCCTGATATTCCATAATTTTGAAGACAGCGGATCTCCACAGTATCGATTGTACCTGCAGCATTGGCTGGATTGGTTACATTAATCCCAGTATCGTCACCAGCCCAATATCCATCGAAATCTGTGCATTCTACGCCTACATCAATAGCCATTTATAATGCCCACCACCTTCTGACCATAATTAGTTTTGGAAGATTATTGTCTATATATTTGCCAATCTCTGCACGATGAGCAGCGCCCTTATCTTTAGCAAACTCGGCTTTTACATGACTAAAAATACTGCCCAGTTCCTGTCTGTCAAAATTACTTGGTAATTTAGAAAGATACACTGAAGCCGTAAAAATGCGATTTGAGTATAATTTTTCTTTTTGCCCCTCCGTTCTATTCATAGCCTGCCCTGTATAAGAATCGACACCTTGCAACTCATAACTAAGTGCATCTAATATATCGTGAAGGATATTTGCATGGTTAACCTCTATCGAAAAGAGTTCCCAGGGATTAGGTTCAACAACTCCAGTCTTTATGCTTACTAATTTCAGGTTTGAAGCAATTGCCTTTAGATCGCTATCCTTAACCGATAGACTAATAGATCCCGATGTCTCCTTGCATTTCCCATTCACTCCTACAACATCAGAATCTATATCTTGTTGTCTATAATAGTTTTCAGCCCCAACAACACGATAGGAAATATCAGTTATGCCATTGTCCAGAAAAGTTGAATCTGCTTTATCAATAACTGTTTTTACTCTGTCTGTAAGCCCTTTGAGAAAAGATCTTTCCGAATCAATAAGAGCCTTCTTGTCGTCAAATGAAAGAGGAATATGAGGATCATTCTTGAGTCCGCTTTCCAGCGGATAGGTAAGCTCGAATTTTCCATCCAACTTATCGATTATTTCTTTAAAGTGTCCGTTAGATCGTGCAGTATGCCGTATCAGATTAATAGCTCCTGCCATTTCCTGCCGTGTTGCCATTATTAGCCTCTTTGTTTACTTTGTTTGGATTTCCTGATAATAACCCTCCATGAGGGTTCTGATGGTTTTTGCATTTGCCGTGAGCCGGTCCTTTACCGTTGCCAGAGGATAGGCCGCCTCGAGATCCGGCATTATCGAATCCAAAAATGTGGCGATGGTTGGCTCGCCTGTTCTTATGTAGATGATTAGGAGCGTGATGATCTTCCATGCATCGGCCAGGGCGTCCTCCGGACCGCCGATGTCTTTTTTAAATGCCTGGCGGAGCCGGTTTTTGATTATGGTTTTTTCCATTTTGTCAGTCTCGGCGGTGATCTCTAACGGCGTTTTGAGGCGGATCAGGCCGTTTTCTATCATAAGGTGTATGCGGTCCTGGTAGGTCATGACCACTTGCTGGGATCCCGGGACCTTTATGCAATGGAGCACGAAAAAATCGGGAGCCACAGCCTCCACCCAAAACTCGCTGAGGTCCGCCAGGTCCACGATCTTTGTGCCGTCAAAGCGGAGCCGTTCCAGACCGATGACGCCTCTTTTCTCCGGCGGGATCGTGCCGATCTCGATGTTTCCTTTTGGCGTGAGTGAGACAATGATGTCACGGTCCAGAATTGCTTTCATATTTCTGGTCCTCCGTTCACGGTTCAGGGTTCAAAGGTTTTCATCATTCGATGTGATCGTTATAAGGTTCGTTCTTTGATCATTGGTGCCAATCATATCTGAAAATTGGGCCAGTTTTTTGGCGGATTGCTCCATTGCTATAAGGGTTTCACCCACCATTTTGAGGGCCTCGTTGTTGGCTGCCAGGTTGTTTTTTGTGTGGTCGATATCCTCCTGCATGCCCCGGAGCGCCGCCTCGATTTTGGGCAGATACACGCAGAAAAAGTCCAGTACATTCCATTCCTCCTCTTTGATCACCCTTTCAGGATCCCCTTGCTTTTCCGGGCCCTTCTCAATGGTAATGGTGCGGTACAGGGCCGCTTTCAATTCCTGCTGGATCATTTCCCGCAGGCGTAACTCATCTTTTTCTTTCATTCATCCTCCTTTCTATAAGTCAAGATATTGCAATGTTCCAACCGCCGCTGCAGGACGGTAGGTGGAGCCGTGATTGTGGGAGCCACCGCCGCCCTGGGATGCAACCGTAACTGAGTGATTATGTGCCGAACCTCCCTCAGAGGTTATTTCTCCGGCACCGGTGCCGCCAGTCATCGCCATTGGACTCCCACTGCCGGTCTCAGTGGAATTGTAAATATTTATTTTATGAGTGTGAGAACTTTCATTGCCGATGGTACTTCCCGTATGATCATGTGCCGGTATTTCGCTCACAGTTAGGGTGTGGCTTGGTTGTGTCCAGGTGCCGGCCGTGGCTGCGCCTGTGGTATAGGTGGAGCCTCCCTTGAGGCCCAGGACCTTGTCCGTGACGCCAGAATCAACGGCCCAGCCAGTCATTGCGCTGTTTCGATAGACCCAGACCTTTTGGCTGGTATCGCCGTGCATAAGACCGTACCAGGCAGAATCACCGTCATTTCTGACCTTGAGCACATGCTTGGTGGTATCAAACCAGGGGTGACAAGCCGCCATCGAGGCTGGCTGGGCCGCACCTGAAAACAGGGATTTGAGGGCTGCAAAATTATTTTCCATATTCCCTAAATCGGTATCGCCCACATGGCCGCTTGCATAGACATCATCGGTCCAAGACTGTGACATGGCAAAGACTCCTTATTGACAAAATTTTAATGTAAAATTCTCTACCAGCGCATTGACTGCATCGCTGGGATCGGTAATGGTGATCTCCACCTGAAAATATCTGCCGGTGACAATGGCGGAGAGGATCTCCATCTTCTCCACCTCATTCGTGGGCGGGCTTGCATCACCGTATTTGAGCTTCATGGTGACCGAGGGCCCGGCTGCAAGGGAAAAGATCTCCGCCCATGTTCTGGTAGTAATCCCAATCTCAGTCCATACATCAGGCGATGGGATCACATCGCCCCAGGTCGTGCCGGCACCGGTGACAATGATCGAGGCCAGTATATAAACCATATAGCGTGCAGATGATCCCCGGTCATAGATCGGCGATGTATAGGTGCCGACCAGGACACCGCCGCCATGCGAACATTTGAGATAATCATCGCTATCATAAGTTGTGTGCTCGGTGTTGTCATGTGTACCAACACCGTCATAATCGCACGTTTCGGTATTCTGCACGGCCCAGCCGTCCGGCGGATCGATAAGGGCCACCGCGGCGGACCGGGGCGTGGCGCCATAGCCGGCATTATTTGAAAGCGTATTTGCGAAAAAGGTGTGACTCCCGGGCTTGACACCGTAGAGCGAAAGATTCGGCGAGCGCAGGGCGGCCAGAAAAATGGCGCCGGACCAGGACGTGCCCAAGCGAAATTCATAGAGCTCAATATCGGGATCCGAGACCTTTGCCGCATAGAGATTAATCGCATTCGCATTGACCACAGCGGCGAGCGAGGTGAGGGATGCCGGATCCGAGGTATAGCCCAGTATTGTTTTTGAAAATTTATAGTCATTGTTGTCCTGCTGTTTCGTGCCCCAGATGGACACCACCTTGAGCCGGATGTAATAGGTAACCCCTTCTTCCACCGGATCGATGGTGAAATCCGTGGTGACGTCATAGAGATATTTCCATGTCGAATCATCGAAACTCAGGCGGACCTCCACATGAGAAAACCAGGCGTAGGAGGCCGGCGGGTCAAAGGTAACCTTGAGCCGTGTGAATGTTCGCAGGCGGTAATTATATGTTTCTTCTGTCTTGCCGACGTTTGAAACGCTCGGCGGCTCTGCCGTGGGATCGGGCAGCGAACATTGATAGGATCCCTCTGCGTCAAAATTGTAATCATCGTCATAGAGGCTGAGCTGCTCATACTGCAGGACGAGATCAATCAGGCCATGCTTCTGGATATTGGCCTCGATCACCCGCATGAGCTGATCAGAAATAGCCAGGGCCGTTGTGTTGAGTGTGACAATATCGTGCGGCTCGAGTTTCAAGGCATCATCCCGGAACGTGCCGGCAACGGTGCGGTCCAGTTGCTGGCGTTCCAGAAAATAGACACCCAGGTCAGCTGCCTGCTGCCTGGTTGCACCCAGGAGCTTGAGCGATTTGATCACGCCGGTTGCATCGCCAATGAGAATGTCATCGCTGACATAGTCCCGGTCCGGATCGATAAACGTGACCCGCAGGCCGTCAGGTTTTGAAAATGAGCTGGGCTCGCTAATTGAAATAAGGGCCTTGCCTGTCTCCGGATCCTGTGCGATATGTTCATCAGTGAGAGTCATACATGATGACTCGTCATTGAGATCCGCATAGCGGAGATAATATTTCCCGTCCCACCAGACCAGCTCGCCGCGAAAATGGGCGCAGATCGTATCGAGGATATCCTGGGCCTGCTCATCGGTAATCAGAAGGCTGCACTCCCATCCTTTTGTATCGCAATAATCAGCGGCGGCCCGCCATGAGGACCCGGCGCCGGTGTCAAATTTTGCTGCGGCGATGCCCAGGCCATAGCGGCTGTTGGTCATATAGTCATAGAGGATCAGGACCGGATTGGCCGAGTATGCTGTCGATTCGTCCCTGAAATCATAAAGCTTGCGACCCTTGATTACGACCTGGCGTTTTGGCAGGCCCTGGAAATAATTCTGATCGTAGGTGAGCTTAAATACGATATAGGCCGTGTTGCGCAGGGTGTCGGTCCACTCCGGCAGGGCAGTATTGAGATTGGTATCGACCGTTTGTGAGGATGTGCCGGCATGAAAATAATATGCAACATTACCGCCATATTCCGTGTAGAGCAGATCGCCTAAAAAGACCTGGTCAACGCTGTTCACCTGTGCAATGCTGTCGCATTCGCCCTCCGACAGTGTCATGACAATCCAGAAGATCTCATTGTTTGAGCCTGATACTCCACGATATACATCATTGCCGCCGATCCGGCGTGTGCCGTACAGGACCTTGATGTATTCCTGCGTCGAGCATGTATTTGCCTTTATGCCCGCTTCGGTTTGTGCAGGTGTGGTCGATATATCGGTATCATCGGCGAGCGCAGATGAAATCATGGATCCGGCCACAACAATGCCGGCGTAATAATACCAGGCCAGGTGGTATTGCTGAGTCGCTATTAACGCCACCATCGTTATCCACGGCATCAACCTTCCAAGGCCCATATTATGACTCTCCTCTCAGGCGTCCCCACCAGATCTCTTTATTGATGATCGAGGGAAGCCAGCGACACCCGCCGAAATTATCGGTGTTGCCGAGTACCAGGCACCGGGCATAGGTGCGATCGCACCAGGTTTCGCCTCCGGAATAGCCGCACTCCGTGCCCTTAAATACCTTCCACCGGCATGAGGCCGAATGTTTTGATAGCGTTTTTTGTGACCACTGTGAAAAATAGCTGACGATCGTTTCTCTCAGCTTTTCCTCATCCAGGCCCCAATCATCGATCGTTCCCTCAAAGATCGTGGCGCTGGCATCGCCCACAATGGCATAGGATGCATCCAGGAGAACGAGTTGCAGCGTAACAGTGGATCCTTGCGGGGTGCCGCCCACAAACAGCGATGTCATAACGCTATCGATGTTATCAATATTGATATCCACGGAATCCACGATATTCTGTGAGCTATAATTGATTGAGCTGATCGAAAAGCCCAGGGGCTCATAGGTGTTGCCGTCAAACACAATGGGCACGTCGCAATCCGTATAGCGGTAATGGGTGCTCTCGATCTCTTTATCGATGAGAAGAAATGGCCTTAATTCTTCCTTGGCGAGTTCCGCTAAAATATCAGAATCGATATCACGCATTGAGCTGCCCTTTCAGTTGCAGGCCCATGTTTGCCACCCTGTCATAAAAGGAATCAAAATCGAGGTTGTCCTCTGCAAAGGTACACCGGATTTTGAGGGTGCCGGTGAAATCGTAGGTGATTCGGTCGCCTGCGGCCGGGGCTGCAGCAAAGGTAATCTTGTCCGCCCCGTCGGTGCCGGTGCCTTCTCCAAAGGTGTAATCCACGCCGCCGCCTGACTTTTCCACACCGTTCACATATACGGTATAATCGCTTGAATTCTTGGCAGGCAGATTAAAGACCGTGGTGGACCCATCGCCGGTGCCGACATATTCGCCCTCGTAGGTATTGGCTGCATAGGTGGAGGATCCCACAAAAAAACTGAATGCCTCGTATGATCCCTTGCGGTCCAGATAAAATTGCCAGAGGGTGGCGGCATTGGCCTTAGTGATCCCTTGATATACAATTCGCGGGTGGCGCTTAGGATAGAGCCATTTTTGCTTGCGCTGCTCCTCTCCCAGGTCATCGAATTGCGAGATCAGGGTCTTAAACTGGATAGTGAGCGGGAGGGGCTCATTTGGTGCGATGGTGTCGATTTCTGGGAATGTCGCCATAAAAATTACTCCGTAATTTAGCAATTCAGCTCATAGCTCTAAGCTGCTATTAACTATCAGCTAAACTGCTATCTTTAAATCGTACTTCTGATCATCTGCCTGAGCGCTCTGCCCCGCTGTAATTCTTTGACTACCACATCGATGATATATTTGCCGGATTCCTGACGGCCGCCTCGCTGTGTGGCCTCTAATGCCTGGCCGCTCTGGTTGATCATATTGATTTCGATATTCGTGCCAGCGCCCTGGGTCTTGACGCCCAGGTCGCCTGATCGTGTGCGTGTTAAGGGTAAGACCCCTTCCGGGCCTTTTTCGCCCATGAGGCCGGCTCCTGTGGCCATTGGAAAGATGGTGGGCCGTTCCACAATGCCGCCCCTGCCATAGGGAATTATAGAGCCTTTTTGAAACACACCGCCATGTGCACCGGTGAATATTTTACTCCAGTCTAAGCCCAACATCGGCTCAACGACCTGTTTCTGGATCACCATCTGGGTGATCATGCGGCCGAATGATTCCAGGATATCGGCGAATGTGGTTTCAGCGGTCCAGAGCATATCATTGAGCTGGCTTGAAAAGGTGGACGCCCAGCCGGTGACGGCATTTTTTAGATGATCAAAGATGGTGACGCCCTTCTCGTCAATAGATTTCAATGATTGCGCCAGGCCCTCATCTATCTCTTTTTCAAGGAGCATTATTGCGGTCTGTTCGCCGGCGATCCCTTCTATAAATTTATTCTGATCTGGAATTGTTTCCTGCATTCCTTTCCGGTACGCTGCCCAGGCTGCCTCGCTCTGTAATTGAAATAATCTGAGCTCTGCATTGATCAGGCCTAATTCATAATCAAATTTCATTGTGTCGGTTCCAGTATCCGTGATTCCGCCGCGTGTACTACTTTTTCCCAAATTTTTTAATGATCGATCAAACTCTTCATTTTTTCGCATTTGTTCGATGATAATCTCTTCACCGCCTTTAATCATCGATTCAATTTCAATCATGAATCCTTTGATTGTTTCTGCAGCATCACGGTATGGTTCACCAAGACGACCGGGAAGCTTTCCTAAAACAGTATAAAATTTCTCTAAACCGGAAAGTAAGAAATTAAGACTTTTAAGCGCCGAAACATTGAGAATGTCAATTGCAATAACGCCTTCACTTATCATATTTATAAGAAATCCCATGCTTTTTACTATGTTAGTCATCGCCGGTAATAATTTTATTCCTATTGCTGCTGACATGTCTTCAATATTGGCCTTGAGTTGCTTCATCTGGTTCGCATACCCTTCCGAGGTACGTGCCATATCGCCGATTGCCGCCTCCGATCCTTCGACCATCAATATATAGGCGGCATGCGCCTTGTGCGCTGCAGTGAGTTCATCCTTTGTGGCTGCCAATCCCATTGCGAGTGCTTTTTCTTGAACGACTGTTGCGTTTAGCACCACGCCGTATTTTTTCATCGTTTCGTAGTTACCCACCAGGCCGGACTGAATATCCGCCATTACCTGGGCGGTGGGAAGATTGTTGAAGCTTCCGAGATCCGCAGACAGCTTCACGACTTCAAAGGACATCCGGCCAGCCGCATCCCTGGCCATGCCCATCGGCACGAGCAAATCCTGGATCGATGCTAAAAATTGTTTCGATTCGCGGGTTGACATGGCATAGGAATCGACTAATTGACCTGCCCATTTTTCAGCGAGTGTGATCTGATCTGCAAAAACCACATTAAATTTGCTGTTTACTTCCTGAAGGTCGGAGGCGGCAGTAATAACCTCTTTGGCGACTAAAACAACGCCTGTCATTGCCGCAGTTACTGCCAGCCAGTGCTGACGGAGCTTTTGTAGGGATGAGGACATGCTCGCGGTGGAGGCCCTGGCATTGGCTTTCATTTTATTAAATGCCTGCTCGGTGTTTTTATCGAAGCTTTTGACAATTTTCGTTCCCTTGTCAGTCACTTCCAGGGTAATATAGACTTTATCTTTGGCCATTAGTGTTTCCCGCGTTCCTGTTTTGTGATCAGTTGATGAATCATGATTAATTTTTCCAGCATACTGCGTGCCTCAGCCCTGGTAACCTGAATATCGAGCACTTCAAAGACCAGAGGAAGAGCATGGAAGTCATACACAAACTGTGTGTTAATAATGTGATAGAGCTCCCAGATCTCATAATTTGCATCCGTGATTTGGTCAATCGGGCAATTTTCACATTCCGGCTCTGTAGCAAAATCCTGCCAGACCCGTTCGCAATGCGTGCAATCAAACTCCGGATAGTAGATCCGGCGGGTGACGAATGCTTCGAGGTTTGCTATGTCTTTTTTTTTCCCTCTTGATTGCCGCTGCTGATAGAATCTGCGTCACATGCCTCGATGATCTGCACCTTGACCGTGCCCGGGAGTTTATTTTTATTGACCTTTGCGCATTCCACATCCTGGCCCGTGAGCGGTGATTTGATATTCTTCCAATCAATGATCATATAATCGAGCAGATCCTCATTCACCGCATAATCATCCACCTCTTTGATCCAGCCACCCTGCCGGAAATTTTTGGTTCGTGTGGTATGTCTCTTTTCAATCTCCTTGTAGATTTGCGAATCAAAGCGCCGCAGGGTGAAACTGCTCTCTCCGATGGCCAGTTCAAAAGTCTCCTGGTCCTCGATAATTTCAATAAAGCTCATATAGCCTCCTTTTATGCATTTGCTTTAAATGATGGCACGCCCTCGAGTGTGAAGGCGATCGCCTCTTTGATGATCTCATTGACCGGTGCCTTGTAATCCAGGGATTCAAAGACAGCCCAGACAACAAAATGATCGCCGGTCTGGTCCTGGTCCGGGTCGTAATTGAAGAGCTCGAGCAGAAAATAGTTCTGCGTGGTATCGATGGAATCCTCGAGCTCCGGAAAGAACGCATCGCATCCGATATAATAGGCTTGTGCATTTCCCTTGCCGGCGGCCTGTCCTGGAAGATATTCTTTCCACTGCTGGCCCATGCGCAGAATCTCTGCCATATCCACTGAGAGATCGAGGGACCACTCCATGAGGTAGCCCACCTTTTCCAACGATGAGGCCACG